GAGCGTAGTACCAATACGAGAACATAGAGCCTTCGCTGTAGGCTGGTCATATTGGTTCATATCACCCACGGAGTTCTTTTCGTAGACATAGAACACTTCGGGTTGTCCATTAGGGCGGTGAGGCTCCTCTTGTACAATCATGACGTTTACAGCATCCTGTTCCTTTACTCCGCGAATGGTAATTGTGAATTCCTGTCCAGCCTTGCCACCGTTATCAGATACAAATGTACGATTTGTAGGTACGTGGGTGACGACCGCCTTTGTAATACCGGTACCAAATGGTGTTAGAAAACGTAGGGTTACATCATACGCTTCATTTGGAGGCTGGTAAAGGAATACATTTTGTACGGGAGCCTGGGCACATGATACTTGTGGCATTTTGAGTCCCTCTTTTGTCTTTCCACCCTGGAAACCACCACTGTTACCAATTTCGTTACAGTTGAGTTGGTTTACGGCTTTTGTACACGAGGCGGAATCTACGTAAAACATACCAGGTGGGCACTTACCAACTGTAGGCTGGAATACAGGTGTTCCACCAGCAGCGGCATCAACAGCATCATTACGGTCGGATGCTAATGATAGTAATCCACCGATAAATGTACCGGCATCGGCTCCGCTGAATCGGGTACCGGAATCAATACAGATACCACAGCTTTCATAGGTAGGGTCGTCCAACTTTGAGCAACTGGCACGTCCCTTCAAGTCTGTTTCACACTGACGTGCCTTGACAAGTAGATCGTTCGGAGGAGGTAACTGTGCCTGTACTTCCAGTGGGGAGGGTCCCATGTTCGTTGGAGATAACATTGTAGGCGCAATATCAGCATTTCCTAAACTTTGTGTGATAACCTTATTCGCAGAATCGGTGAGCTGATTGAATTGGTTTACATATTGAGCAATTGTAAGATTTGGATTATTATCTATATCAGCCGACGCTACAGCAAAGGTCGGTAAAATAGGATCTAAACTAGCACCTAGAGCGTTATACACACGATTACCAGAATTAATCATCTTTTTGCGCTGGGATATATAATCGCCCATATAGGACTGATATCCACCATTGCTATAGTTGTCAAACCCTTCTTTGCTACGACTACGAGCAATGGGTATAATAAATGTGGCTACGAAGACGACCACAAGCAGCACTATAAGCAAAGTGCTAAGCATGCCTCTACCAAATTAAATCAAAATAATATCGGTAGAGTTCGGGGAATAAAATGGGCTATTAGACATTATCGGGGCGGATATTAGATGTGGAATCCATATCGCGAGTGATAATGCGTAGAACGAAATTGGTTTGGCGACTCGTATTAATGAGGGCGCAATTTGTCTGAGTGGTAGCGGTCTGGTTAAGGTTGTAAGTAAGACCGGATGTAGAACCGCTCGTAGCGCTCTCCTCCTCGGACAAGAATCCACCAAAATAGGAGGGACCGAGATTGCGAGTCGTACCACCCGTGATAGCAGCATTGTCAAAACGGTTGCGGAGGATGATTACGTTACAGTAGCCGGCGTTGTTACGACCAAGATTAATGGTTGAGTTGCCGCCTGAGACATTAATATAGCCAGTAGCAACAACATACTGACCGTTGGGCTGATTGATAAAGTTTGTGAAATCTACGGCACCGCTGGCAGTTACACCGTTTCCAGTAGCAACAGTACAACCCTGAATATTAATGATATCACCTTCGCTAATAGCACTGAATAAGAAGTAATTCACAGTTTTAATGAAGATATAGGGGTTCTCGGATCCCGTTGTCGTTACACTGGAATAATTTGTATTATCGGTGGTAGTACCAGTGCCACCGAAGTTCGTCAGCAAGTCGCTGAGCTGAATACGGCTGATGAAGAATACATCGGGGTCTGGGCTGATGAGCTGTGTATTGTGGCGTTCCATACGAATTGTTAGACGGTTCAGGGTTGCTAGGGGTGTAGGGCTGTAGATACGCTGTGTCTTGAGGAACTTTGGAATAAAGACAGTATAACCGGTCTTGTCGGCAGGTAAATTGCCGTAACCAGATGATGTAGACGGCAAGTATGATTGGGGAACATATAAATCGGAGGACCATGTTGCATCGTACTGGACAATAGAGAATGTATTATCCTCATCGGGATTGGTAGAGAATAGATTGTTATTGAGTTCGGCGATACGAACACCGGCAAAGGGCAGCGAGAAGATATTAACAACACGACTGGTATCATATGAGCCCGCAGAGGGCACTCGTACAAGTGCGGTGAGTGATTCAATTGGTACAATTGCCTTCACAAATTCAATACGCTGAATATTGCGGAAGCGCTGCTGGACGGCGCTATTGTAGCCGAGAGCACCCGTAGTATTGCCGGTATTGAAAATGACGGAAAAGTTGTAGCGATTTTCGTTCGTATTGACGAGCCAGTTACGGTCCGAGCTCGTAATAAAAACGTTGTACTCGGTTTCACGGTACTTGACAACGTCCTCCTGGGGAATGATGTAGTCTTGAGGGCGGGGAGCAAGTTGGGGCGGCGGCGGATCCGCCTGGGGAGGAACGGGCTGGGTAGCCGAGGGCGGTGCTTCATCGCGAATTTCCATACGGGGTGGCATAACGGAGGCACCGCCGTTTTGGGCTGCCTCCACCTTCCTACTTGGAAATGAGGGGGCGGGAGGTGCTACTGGGATACCGAGGGCACGTGCCTGGTCTTCACGACGCTTGGTCTCACGCTGCATCAGTAGTACGGGATCCTCGTCGTCGTCAAGCTCGGGCTCGGGCGCACGGAAATCGGGAAGACCGACCTGCGGAATAGGAATCGGAGCACGGGACGCCATCATGTTTTCGTAACGGGTGCTGGTATCCTGGAAGAGTTTTGATACATCTTCGCCGCGTGGATAGGTACCGACGGTAACGGTGGTAGGAGGCTGCGCCGCCTGCTGCTTGCGTAGCCAGGAATCCATAGACGTTTCTGTCTCGCGAATCACTTCGGTTGCGAGGGCATTTTGGGGCTTGTCCTGACCCTGAACACGAGCGACTTCGGTCATAAAATGCTGCGTGTACTTCTGGAGTTTCTCGTCCACCTTTTCGGGCAGAGCCGAAAGACCCATTTTCTTCGCATAGCGCGTGCGTAAGAATCCTACGATTTTGGAGTAATTCGCTCCGTTTAGAAACAAGTTCTGTTGCGGACCACCTGTTCGTCCGGACATCTTTCTAAACTACCAACATATATCGTAAATTTTAAACAGAACGCTCAGATACAGAGCGTTTTTAGGGCATCGTCTAGAGCCCCTTTTCGTGGCTTCTCTTCGGCGAACATAATATCACGAACCTTATTCACTTGGTCGTCATTTAACATAGTTTTACAGATATCTTGGAACTCTTTGCCTTTGAGAAGGCATATAATGACTAATAAGCAAAATGTACCACATTCTGAGGTTTTTCTCTGATGACGGATATCATTGTAATAGATATTTTTGACTCCTTGGTCTTTACAGCGTTTAAGAAGTCGTACAACTTCATCGGGAGGCTTATATCCATATGAATCGTAGTAGTAGGCAGCACTCTTTTCAAGGTCAATAAAGGCACATATCCAATGCGAGCCAGGTTCATCGTGCGGGTCTAAGTTGAAAATAATACCAATCTTTGTTTTTCCCTTCAGTGCTAAGTCTTTCAAATCGAGCCGACAGAGTTCATTTACGATACATTTTCCCCACGCCGACTCGTCTTTGGCGTCAAAATCAATAGGCACTGGACCAATGAAATCAAAGAAAGGATAGGCGGCTTCATACTGTTTCATGACATCTTCAATATTGTAACTATCCAGCCAATCGGTCGGCTTTTTGTCCCATTTTTTGGGTTTTTCGGGCTTGAAAAATACTTTCAACTCTTTCTTATCTTTGTCCGATATTCCAGGCATTTTCTTAACGGCGCAGAACTCTGTTTCGCACTTGTAGTGCGACTTCATATTTTCACGTAGTTCATTCCAAAGATTTGTATCAGGTTGCGCTTGTTCGCCAGCCGACTGCTTTACGTTTTTTCGTGTCTTTCGGACACTGATTTTATGCCGGGGATGGGTTTTGTTCCACGCACGGGTTAATCGCTGAAGAGCACCTTGTGGTAGACAGGTCTCTCCGTCCCGGCGATGTAACGCAGGATTACATTGAAACGTAGACATAGCAGACCGCTCCTTATACTATAATTAGAAAAAGATGAACCATTGTAAATGGATACTCCGAATCCATCTTGTAGTGGCGGTGGGGCAACTAGACGCAAGCATAGAGATCCTGTAATTAAAGATGTCTATTTTCGCCGATTTTTTGTGCCTCTTATTGTATCAATTCTAATACTGTGTGGTATTGCGGTTATTATATCAACGCCGCCCGGCACAGGTATCAAATGGGATACATTTGCTACGGCGTTTGGAGATACGGCAAAGGCGGTAGTAAAAGGAGGGGGGCGTAGGCGATAAACTAAATATATAATAGAGTATGTCGTTTAATGCGCCATTTTGGATATCTGTAAGTGTCTGCGGAGTCTTAGCAATCATTGCGGGTGTGACATATGGCACTCTTTTACCAAAAGATTCGTCGCAAAATACCAAACTTTTGACCATTGTAACGGTATTTAGTTTTGTAGCATCGCTGATTGCCTATGCGCTCGCGTTGTACCATTTTAGCCATAATCCTGGACAGATGATTCAGTTTATGCTTCTGATTGTAATGCTGATTGTATTACCCTGCTCTCTCATTTCAGCAAGTATTGCTACAGTTACCGTAAGCAATATGCGGGATACGTTAGCGACCGGCAATCAGTAAGTCCCACAAAAGTCCGTCTAAGTCCGTCTAAACCCATCACCTCATCATATCAACTAATGATGAAGCGATTGGATATTCCTTTCCTTTTTATCGGACCTGCGGGGTCTGGAAAAACCAAAGAGCTCCGACGTCTTATTGAAGAGGAGAATAATGGAAAAATCACCTATCCTTTGGAAACCCGTACATTTACGGTCGGCGATAGCTATGAAGCCCGCGTCTTTACCAGCCCCTACCATTTTGAAATTGATATTCCGAACTTATCCATGCAGGATAAGCAAATTATAGGCGATCTCTTGACCAGTTTCTTTAGCAGCGGTGACGTACTCAATAGTCTAAGGGCATCGTCCCGAAAACTCGTTGTCTTACGACGTGCGCATAGTCTTTCTTTAGCAGCGGCGATTCGTGTCCGTGCTATTCTTCAGCAGTTTGTTCTACCACCCGAGGCGGCGGGAATGCTTTGGATGACTGCCCGTGAAATGACGGGTCCACTCGCCCTATTAGACGACGCCTTTGTACGCTATCGTATGCCCCGTATGTCGTACAATACGTGGGCAACCACGGTTCCCTCTCCATTCATGTCTCAAGTCGCCTATGAGAAGTGCGAAGGACGACCTGAACGTATTGAGGAGATTCAGAAGTATTTTTCAGCAGAGCCTAGCCAGTGGCCACGCCGTATTCAGGATTTCTACGACGAGATGATAGCATTGCTCATTCAGAACGCACGGTCCGGTAGAAAGCCCGACCTCAAAGTGGTCCAGTGGCTACGTAGTATCGTATATCAGGCACTCAGTTTCTGCCAAACGGGACCCGAGATTATTGATAGTTGTGCCGCCGCCATTCAGCGGCAGCATATGCTTCTAGAGCCCCATGTATTCTGGCTCGCTATGAAGTCGCTCACAATGGCGGAGCCGCATACATCGTACCGTACACCACTTTCCTTAGAATCAGCAGTACTCTTTTTGTTTGAAACCGTGCGCACCCATTCATCCCTGCTGCCTCCGCAGCAAACGCATAAAAAAGACACGCCACTACAAAATGAACTCGTCCACGAGTCCGCCGGTGGAGTCGGCGTTAGCGCTACTCCAATCAGTGCCGCTGCCCCCGCTGAAACCACAAAAGCGACACCAACCGCTAAGCCCGCAAGAGTTCGACGAAGCAAAAAGGCAGATAGCTAGTGGCTGGGAACAGCAGACCATTTTCTCATTGTTAGAGAACCCAGCCACGCAAGGACTCAAATACGAGCTTTGGCAGGGAAGTACACTCTTTTTGATTACACCGGACCTAGGAAAGTCTACAGAGGTCGCACGAACAACCGATGCGATACTCAAATGGTTAGGAGCCGCACCAGGATTTAAGATTTATCTATGGTATCGTGATGACCCACGGGAAATCAAGGCAAATCAGTGGCCGACAAAAGCGCAGGTCAATGGTGGATGGACAATTGTTGGTACCTCGAATATTGTGATTTATCGTAAAGAGGAATGGGAGCGGGTGCTTATTCACGAAATGATTCACGCTATGAAGTGGGATTGGAAGGTCGGACCGGCGCCGGCACCGTGCTGGAAGATGAATAAGACCGATAAACTCAATCCGCATTTATTTGAAGCTTGGACCGAGTTATATGCTGAATGGCTGGCGTGCGAATGGTATGGCAAACCGTGG